ATCTTATGTTTTCCTGAAGATCTTCTAGATGCGGAAGTTCTACAATCAAAGCAACTAATAAAGTTTGGAGTTGAAAAATTGGTTCCACAAGTAGTACAAATTCCTTCCATTCTCCAAACTGCACGGAGCACACAAGCTTTGGTAATATTTAGCTCATTTGCACATTGGGTTAAATATGATCTGGGATTAACTTGCCTTACCATTTTGTAATGTTCGTAAATCTTTATATTTTCCTCTTGTGGAATTTTTGCTGGCATTCTCATACCTCCTGAATATAGTCCTAATTTACAATAGCAGACTATGTTCAGAAATGATACAGGTGATTATTGGATAAGGTGTAACGACTAGAGACGGAACATCTCGGAGTGAGGTTATTTTCGAGATGATGGGATAGTCTGAACTATAGTTAAATGAAGCTATAGAGATAGGCAGAAATGACCTATCCTGCTTATTTTCCAGATAAGTAGGTAACAGAATGTTAGTCAAGCTGATTTTTTTAGGAATGAAGCTAAAGTAAGAGCACCGGGAGCTGAAACTGCAGGTGGAGGATATAGGCTCAGTACTGACAATTATAACTGCGATGTCCTTGGATATCATGCGGATCTAGATGACCAAACCAGAGCTAATGCGGACCAACCCTTACAGCTTGAAAGATCCCATACCATCTATGTAACACAACAACTTCTTCTTAAACGTGAGGTTGAATGGGTTAGTCATTTCTTCACTACTGGTTTATGGACTGGATCAACCACTGGAACAGATCTTGTTGGAGCTGTAGATTTTACTCAATGGGATAATATTGTGAGTACACCCATTGAAGATATTACCCAACAAGCGGATAGTATTTCTCGCAAAACTGGTTATCGTCCAAATTGCTTGGTTCTTGGGCCAGAAGTATATACAACGCTCAAGAATCATCCAGATATCTTAGATCGTGTTAAATACACTCAGAGAGGAATTATCACAGAGGATATCTTAGCTGTCTTGTTTGACGTTGATCGAGTACTTGTTCCAAGAGCTGTTAGGAATACGGCTGCAGAAACTGCTACTGCCACTTATGCATTTGTCTATGGAAAAAATGCTTTCCTTGGATATTCTGCACCAGCACCTGGTCTGTATCAACCATCGGCTGGTTATCTCTTTACTTGGCAGGGACTATTTGGAGCAGGATCAGAGGGTGTCAGGATCAAGAATTTCCGTGTCGAAGTAAATGCTTCTAATCGAATTGAGGGTGAATCTGCTTGGGCAATGAAAGTTGTTGGTGCAGATTTGGGTTGTTTCTTCTCAGCAGCTATAGTTTAGGCATATATTTTTAAGAAAATAGAAATGACCCAAAACTATAATAGGTCAAGGGTCATTTCTATATTTACAGATATGGAGGTGACAAACAAAGTGGGGTTTGAAAAAGAACAACGTCCGTCTATGAAAACGTTCGATGAAAGATATAGAATTCAAGCAGTAACAAGTACAGGTACAACCATTCTTGGATATGGTGTTTCTACTTTATCATCAACAAAACCGGGAGCATTGATATTTAGGATCGATCCACCACTTTATGCAGGAGTGGATAAGACCATTATTGCATTGGTTCAATCGGGATCTTCCTCTTCATTTAGAGTCATTCCAAATACTACGGCAATAACATTTCGATCAACCGGGGCTGGTACTAGGGCATGTACATTTAGTTCTACCGGGGAATCGGCCCAATTTATTGCAACTTCTGTAACTAGATATCATTGTGTATCAAATATGGGAACGACATTTGGAACTTCTTAAAAAAATTAGATATTAATTATTGAGGAAAGGAGGATGACTGATACCATGGGCAATGAGTATATTAAAAGACCAATCTATTCTAATATGTTGAGAAATCTTCCATCAACGGATAGTTATTTATTTTCGGATAAAGATATCAATTTGCAACTACGTTCTACGGCTGGGGTTACAAAAGTAAGCATATTAAATGCTTCGACAGTTGAAGTTGCTAGTATTAATTCTCTCGGTGTTGCAAGTTTTACTGGCCTAGCTGCTACAAGTGATTTTGATGTAACTGGAAGCTTTGCTGTTAATACAGATGACTTCGTTGTTTCTGCAACATCTGATATATCGATGAAACCAACGGGTGGGGATGTACGGATTACGTTAGGTGATGCAGCCGGGGCAAGGAAGCTTTTCATTAAGGATTCAGCTAATTCTACAGTCGCGACAATTGATTCTGATGGCACGGCAACAGTTGTTAAATTAACGGCCAGTAGCGATATTTCTGGTCAGACAGTTGCAGCGAGTAGTAACCTAACAGGTTTGAATTTAGCAATTAATACTAATGATTTCGTTGTTTCTGGAACATCCGATATTACCATGATTCCTACGGGTGGTAATGTAAAAATTACTTTAGGAGATGCAGCCGGGGCAAATAAATTTTATATCAGGGATTCAGCCAGTAGTACAATGGCAACAATTGATTCGGATGGTACAGCTACAGTCGTTAAATTAACAGCTAGTAGTGATATTTCGGGACAGTCGATTGCTGCATCAAGCAATCTCTCGGGCGCACATGTGACAGCTAGTTCTAATTTTGTGGGAAGTGGTTCTGTCCAAGGTGTAGGGTTTATTGATAGTTATTTAGCTAAAACAACAGGTACAGTTTTAACAGCTATCCCAAATAAAGGATTTACGTCCTTGGCCCAGACAAATACGACTCAAGTAACGTGGACATTGGCAGATCCGACAGCAGTAGGGTTTACGAAAACTATTTTCGTGCTTAGTCAAACTGGTACAACGGCGAGAACATTTATATTACCAGCATCAACTCAGACTTTTTTCGCATCATCACAAAGTTCAACCGATAGAAAAATAACATTTGATGATGCAAGAGAAGCTGTTTCTTTGGTGAGTGCATCAACTAGATTATGGCTGGTTTATAATAATCAATTTGGAGCCTTTGGAGCTAGTTAAGTAAATTTATAAGGGAGGGACAAGGGCAATCCTTGGGGGGAGATGCCCACTTATTTATGATGATTGAAAATGAGCTAGAAAGTACTGACATTAGCAAACCTATCGATGTTGTGAACGTGACTGAGGCCATAGTGGATTTAGAAAAAGTAACTAAGGTTAAAGATAATATCGAGGAGTTCAAAAGGACTTCTGATGCAGTTATGATTCTAGGATTTGCACCGGATAGTTTAAAATATGCCCCCTTAGATGCGAAAGGCATTGATATTTGGGGTCTCAATGAGCTTTATATGGATAAACCGAAGATTGCAATTAGGGCAACGGCTTGGTTCCAACTTCATGGATATGAACCACCCACTATTAGAGATGCCAACCAAGTTAGAAATTTATCAGTTCTGAAGTGTCCGGTCTTAATGTGGAGAAAGCATCCTAATATACCTAATTCTATAGAATATCCATTACAGTCCGTACTTGAAGAATTTGATATCTATGGAGAAGATATGGCATTGGATCAACCAGATATCAGGCAAAGAGTATATTTTACTAACTCAATTTCATGGATGATAGCCTTAGCGATACAAATGGGATATAAGGAAATCCAAATTTATGGCGTAAATATGGCTCAAGACCAAGAGTTTAAGCATCAACGACCTAGTTGCGAATTCCTCCTTGGTTGGGCACGGGGCAAGGGGATCAGATTGTATAAACCTCCAGTCTCAGATCTATTGCTTAGTTCATTTATTTACGGCTATGATGATGCAACTTCTTACATGCTAAAATTAGAGGCCAGAAGGATCGAACTTATAGAAAGAGTAGAGAATGCTAGGAGACAAAGACTCGGAATGCAAGAGCAAGCTAATCAACAATTACAAGCAGAGCAGAATCTATTAGGAGCGCTACATGATGTCGAATACATTATGAGACTTGGAAATCCAATTCAACCAGATAAATTCAGTAAACCGAAAGGATGACCCTTGGAATGAGCAGTGATATGTTATATCTAGTTCTTAGAAATGGATATAGATTCCATGATCTTATCTTGAATGCGGGGCAGATTTATACATCGGCTGATTTTGAAGAAATTAATGACCAAAGAAAGGCAGCACTTGTAGTGAGTCGCATTCTTTATAGGGGTACGGAAGCTGACGTAAAGGATAAAAGGGCTAAATTTTTTGGGATCACCGATGATGGAGAATATTTATCCAAGAGGGAATTAAAAAGGAAAACGACTAAATAAGTCGTTTTCCTTTCTTTAGAAGGAGGCCCAAAATGTGGAGTTATGACGGGTTTCCCGGTGACAATCTAAAAGACGAAGTGCGTTTCATATTAGGGGATACGGATTCAACCGATCAATTATTCAGCGATGAAGAGATTTACTATTTATTGCAATATTTTCCTAATCCAATTGCATCTGCTGCTTTTGCAGCCGAAAAACTTGCTACTCAATTTGCTAGAGATGCATCAACTAAGGCGGTAGGAGATTTAAAAATTACCCTCACCGAAAAGGGTAGATCGTTTGGTGTTCAAGCTGCAAGACTTTGGATTTTATCAAAACAATATCGTGGTAGACCACAATGCTATGCAGGAGGAATTTCAAAAGCAGATAGGCAAAATCAAATTAATAACACTGATAGGGTTCCACCAGATTTCTATAGACATATGAATGATTTACCCGGAACCGGAACTGAATTAGGGTCTTCATTTGGTTCTAGTTAGGAGGAGCTGGATTGGATGTTTGAAAGTGAATTTCTGGAATTCATGAAAGAAACTATAACTAAAAATTCTTTGTCAGGTTATACGGATTATGGTCAACCGACTTACTCAACACAATCTACAAGTTATAGATGTAGGATAGTGAAAATCCATGAAAATTTTACCGAAGACGATGGTTCAGAAAGCTTACTTGAGTCTATAGTCTACGTGGCCTCAACGGGAACTTTTGATCCTGAAGATAGGTTCACTTTTCCAGATGGATCAAATCCTATTCTTAAAGTTGTAGATTCTTTCCCCGATGAAGATGGTCCTTGGCATCATAATAAATTGATGTTTGGAAAAAGAGGTGGTCTAGGTTAAGGGGGTGATTAATTAAATGGCAAATGATGGGATATTAATTACTGGACTAGTTGAAGCTATTGCTACTCTTGGTAACTTAGGCGACAATTTATTGCCCGTTATTTCCGAAATAATAGATAAAGAACATGAAGAAATTATGCTATTGGCGAAGTCAAGAACTCCCGTAGATACGGGTGATCTACGAGATTCTGGACATGTTATTCCGACCAAAATTTCAGGCGATAAAGTTCAAAGCGTTGGTGAATTCGGAGGAGAGTCAGCACCGTATGCATTAATTGTTCATGAAGATCTTACTAAACATCATCGAATTGGAAGGGCAAAATTTTATGAATCAGCAATGCAGGAAAAGTCACCAGATGTTGGTCCTGCGGTTAGAGATGCAATCTATAATTATCTGAGGTCTATTTCTCTATGAAAAGTGGGTGATATATAAGTGATTCTAGATGAAGTTGCTAAATATCTACAGACAAGTGGGGTTGGAACTATTGGCACAAATATTTTTAAATCTTATGGTACAAATCTTCCTAATACTTCACTCTTTATATATGAAACTGGGGGATTTAGGCCACAGGATACTTTTGGCTCAACTTGTCAGGCAGCTTGGGAAAATCCAACCATTCAAATAGTTTCACGATCAACGAATTACCAGACAGCTAGGATAACCGGAGAAAATGCTTATAGGGCATTAATTAATGTAACAAATGAAACTCTGAAAACGTCTAGCTCCGATGTAGGTAGTTTTTATCTCAGAATTTATGCTAATCAATCACCATTTAGATTGGGAGTAGATGAAAATGACAGGCATTTAGTAGCATGTAATTTTGGAGTCATGAAGACATTCTCAACTTAGAAGGGAGGGAGAGAATTGACTGGGACACATGGCAAACACGCAAGAACGTATATTAACGGATACGATTTAAGTGCATATCTAAATAGTTTTGGCGTAGCTCAGATGGCAGATACCGTAGAGACTAGTGTTTTTAGTTCAAGTGATAAAACTTATGTAGTTGGTTTAAGGGATGCGACAGTTTCTGCGGAAGGATTCTTTGCGGGAAGCACAGTCCAGACTGATAATATATTTAATAATGTTCTGGGATCGACTGTAATATGGTCATATTATCCTGCTGGTCCAGCGCTAAGTAATGCTGGGTATGGGATCAAATCAATTGAAACATCTTATGAAATAACTAGCCCCATTGACGGAGTAGTGTCCGTATCTATTGAAGGGCAAGCCGTAATTGGCGCGGATAGAATTTTGTCTCACCATGACTTAGTGGCAGAAACTACAACTGGAGCAGAAACATCAATAGATGCAACTGCTGCCAGCTCAAGGGGTGCGACAGGTTATTTGCAGATAACAGGAATTACAGGTGGGATAACTGCAACTATTCGCATTCAAGACTCGGCTATTGGAACTACTTTTGCTGACCTTATTTCATTTACTGGATCTACGGGAATAAATGCTCAAAGGGCAATTTCATCAAGTGGGACAATAAAACGTTTTACTAGGGCAGCATGGACGCTTTCTGCTGCTGGATCAGTTACGTTTAATGTAGGCATGAAGCGAAAGTAATTGAAAGGAGTTGTTTAAATTGGCTGTTCATGGAAAGTCAGCTGGATTCTCGATTACAGATACTGGAGGAACTCCCAGACTTTTGAATTGTTGGATTACAAGTGTTTCGTTTCCGCGAACAAATGACACCGTTGATGTATCTAATTTTTGTAGTTCTAATAAGGAGTATGTTGCAGGACTAAAGGATGCAACTATATCAATTGAGGGTATTTGGGCAACAACACCGGACAAATATTTGAGCGGAATACTAGGAACTTCGGCAGCATTTGTTTATTATCCCGGTACAACTGCACCAGTGGCGGGAAAGTATGCCAAATATACTGGAGTGGCTTTTGAGACGAGCTATGAAGTCCCAACCGGAATTGATGCTGCTGCAACTTTCAGTGCTGAATTTCAGGTTAGCGGGCTGGTCAGTCGCAGTACTGTCGCTTAAAATCATAAATTTAGTGGGGGGGAATTTTAATGACTAAAGCTAAAAAAAGATTATCAACGGACGATATTTTAAAATCTACTGGTTTAATTGAAAAGGAAGTAGAAGTTGAACAATGGGGTGGGAATGTAGTAATTAGGGAGTTCAGTAAAGCAAGACAACAGCAAATCAGAAAAGAAGCCAGTATTAATGATGAAATAGATACGGATAAGCTGGAGCTTCTAATGTTTATCCATGGTGTCATTGATCCTGTTTTTTCTGAACAGGATTATTATGCTCTTAGGGAAAAATCAGCAATGGCA